TATCGATGGCATCAAGTTTTCCATCAAGGAAATTAACAAAAGTTGTGATGTCGGAACCATTGAAGAATGCCAGGATTTCGCTTGCTGTCTGGGGAGGAGATAGTCCAAGTGCAGTCAGTTCGGTGTTGTAAAAAGGCCAAGTCGAGACTGTGCTGTAGTCCCCAGAGTACGGGTCGGGGAGAATGTCCTCAATGTCGGAGTTGATCTGCGCCAGGGTGCTGCTGTCTCCAACTCCTGCTGCATTGATCCGGTCACTAATTGCTTTCAGCTTATTTTCCAACGCCTGGAAATAGGTGTTGAGAATGGTACCGTAGGTCGAATTGTCCTGCTTCAGAGTGGGCAGGATCAGGTCAGTATAAGGAGAGGAAGACTGTGGCATTTTACGGGTTCACTGCTGCGTAAGCAGCATCTGCTGCGGTTTTAGCTGCTGCTGCATCGGTCTTAGCATCCCGTGCATCATCGGCAACGGAACCAGCAGTGCCGACTGCACCAACCGTGGTTTCCAGTGCAGAGACTCGACTGGTCAGTGTGGTCAGGGCCGTGTTTAGTTGTTTGTTGGCAACAGACAGTGCTGTGCTGGCGTTCGTTGATGCTTGGGCAAGGTTGTAGGCTAAACTGGGAGTCGCAGAGTCAGAGACATCTCCCAGAGTCGTATCGACATTATAGACTTCTGTCTCCAAACTCTGGAAAGCATCATTCAGCACAGACCCCCAGGTGTTTTTGTTTCCTCCAACCGTTGGGAGCGTGATACTGTAATTGGTTGTTGTGGGCATGTTCTAAACCTGTGTAAACACGGTCCAAGATTCGGCAGTTGAGTCGGATCTTTTTATCCAAGTTTCTGCAGTGCTGTCGGTCTGTGTGGTCCAAGACTCTACGGTGGCATCGGTTCCTGCTGTCCACGATTCGGCAGTCAGATCCGTTTGTTTGGCCCAATCCCCAAGTGCTCCCTCCGGTTGGTTGGCATAGGCTGCCCCACGCACAAAGGGACCGATCCCAAAGTTCCCTAGACCAAACCTTAAAAAACTCATGACATGGCCTCAAAATTGAGACTGTGCCTGCTGCCCTTTACCCTCCTTCTGTCATCACTTGCTTGGATCTCTGCCACGGCACGTTCTGCCTGCTGTGCCCAGATCGCAATCCTCTCATCCTCTCCAAGATATGGTGCTGCCTGGAGCAGACTGTAGTAGAGATAAGCATCGGGGTGAGAGGTTGAGACCCAGTTGCTGGCGTTAGAGGTACTCAGTGCTGGAACCTTGGCATAGTAGAGGAGTTCGTAGGTGATACTCTCTGCAGGGGTGGGGATGATCCTCAGAGACTGCCCATAAACAAAATATCTGGGGTAGGAGTCGGCAAGAGATGCAAGGAAATTGGTGTCCGTGTACTCATTGATCGCATGAGCTGCGATTTCGACGAGGTCCCGCTCCTTGGGGGAGGTCATGCGGATGTGCCTCATCTCAAGGAAATCATCAGGCATGGACAAATACTGATCTGAACTGCTGACCGTGGCACGGGTATACTGATTGGTCGTCCTGAGCTGACGGTTCAGTCGTGCTTCTGCCAAGGTGATAAACGTAGGGATGACCGAGGTCAGATCTGTTCGATTGAGCCAGTCTGCAATATTGCTTTTCAGTTCGTCAAAGGTCATAGGTGTCCTTCCCAAACTCGGAATGGACGATTGGCATAATCATTCAACCATGCTCTGAATTTCTTCTTGTCCCGTGTGATTCCTTGTCTCTGCAGTTCGTCGTAGAGGACTCGTGGAATCTCGGCAACTCGCTTCCAGCCAGAATTTTTGTTTGCAAAATTATCAAGGTGTGCATTGTCACGCAGGGTCTTTGTCAACCGTAACGTTGGCTCGATATCCTGCGTGACTACATGATGAATCTGAAGGTCCCCAGGATTGGACTCCTCAACATATAGTTCACTGAGTATGTGCCCTTGGTGATCCAATATCTGTTTCGTCTGCACCTGGTTTCTCCGTTAGATCAATTAAGAAGTGGTAAGGTCTGCAATCAGGCCGCTTGAGGCTTCCTGCGTGGATTCCAAACCACATTCGACGATGACAAACTTGCTGGTCGCATCACCCGTTTTCCCAAGGGTTTCCACTTGGAAATTTCTCAAATAGGCCACCTTGAAATACTCAGGATCAATCAAGAACGCATCACGTTCTCTCTGGAACCTGTTCGGCATGACCTGCAGATCACCAAAGTCTGTCGCAAACACGGTGACGTTTGATCCAGCAGTGTTGGAATCAATCATCTCTCTGGCAATACTTCGACCTGTCAACGTAGACACCTGGGTTTTGTTGAACGGTCCCACCATCAACATGGATGGTTCACCACCGTTCTCGTAACAGGACTGAGCCACAGTGTTGATCAATGCTGCTGTGATGTCTCGTTGAGCATCTGCAGAAGCATCAGTTCGTGCCGTGGACCCTGGGGTACTGGCATCTGCACCGTCTGTGGTTCCACCTGTCCCCACCGAGGTGTTCGTATCCATCCAAGACAAGATCATTGCAGACGCACGGGCTGTTGAAGCATCTCCATCGGCACGGGCTTGATTCGATAGCAATGCGGCCTCAACGGATCGCTTCAATTCCTTGGTCCTGCGGGCCATTTGATGGGCCATCTGCGAGGTCTTCCCATAGAGTTTCATCTTCTCCTGGGTGGCACTCACACTGACTGCACGGTGCATGATCTGGCAAATGTTGGTCTTTCTTGTGGAAAGACTTGCTGCCGCAGCACTAATGGTCTCGCCTTCGATGGTGACCGTGGTGTCGGTCGCACTGAGGGACTCTACCATCCACTCGAACACAGTGTTCGAAACGTTTCTCGTTCCCACAGAATTGATGAAGGGGGTTTCTGTAGGGCTGATATCGTAAATAATATCTTTAATATCAATTACATCCTCTTCAACTCCTGATGCCTTGATCGCATAGGACGTTGAAGCATTGGTGACAATAGCCATTTTGACTTACTCCAATAATCTAGATTACCCATATTGGGCAAAAAATTTTGCAGTGTCAACGCAACAAGGCATCAAACACCGCAACTGCGTCTTGGTTCTTCCCTGACTTCTGAAGTCTCTGCATTGACTTTTTGAGTCGTGATGCACCTTCATCCGTTGGCGTAAAATTTCGGCCCATCTTCGGTGCTGTTTTCACAGTCGATTCAGGACTCTTCTTCAGTTGTTTCTGGGCCTGCGAGGTAGTCTTGTTCGCAGTCCAGGCATCGTACAAAATCTTCACTAGTCGAGCGTCATACGCTTGCGACAGGTCTTGTTCGGTCAATCCGTATGCGTCAGATGCCCACTTTCGTAGTTCTGCTTTCTCGGCCTTTGCCGTTTCTTTATCGGACCAGGCAGGAATCAATTCGTTCAACTGCTGGCGTTGTGTGTCGAGATGTTGGGCAAACTGCTGTTGTTGCAACTGCTGTTGTTCTGATTGCAGGTACTGCATCTGTTGGGCACGTTGTTGTCTCGCCAACTGTCGGTCTCTCGCAGCATCCTTCTCCAGCACAAATTGGACAGGGTCCTCATGTCGTAACCGTTCCCACGCCTCTGGATCTGCAGTCCAGGCAGGTTCTGGAATATCGGGTTGCTGCTGTAAATTCTGAGCAAACTGGTTGAGTTGCTGAACCCGTTGGGCATAGTCTGCCTGCAGTGCCTCGGCCTCTTTGCGTTGTTGGGCCAACTGTTGCGTCTTGCGAGTATAATCGGATTGTCGGGAATACCCCTTCTGCAGCTCGTCGAGGGAGACTTCTACCTCTTCCCCATCGATCACGACCTTGTAAAGTTCTGGTTCTGCCTGGGCCTCTACTTCTTCGGTTTCTTCTTCTTCGTCTTGTACATCTTCGTCGTACTCGTCAATAGGTTCTTCAACCTCGTCCGGTTCTTCCTTCGGAGTTGTGCCTAGCAAGGCATCAAACTTATCGGCAACCTGCATGTCATGGGTCTGGGGTGTTCCGTCAGATGTCACTGGGACATCGACCGAGTCCGCATATTCACTCATTCTTACTCGTCTCCTTTAGAGGTTTGTTTTTTGCGACGAATCGCACGTTGCACCTGGGCGTTCAGTTCGTTCTGCAAGTTGGTTGTGGCATGGTAAGCGTGCCAGCAATGTTCTCGATCCTCGGCAGTCTTCCCTGCAATCCATTGCTGGACTAGGCCAAACTTGAGGCTATCGAATGCTTCCCTAACTGCATCTTCCTGCAGGATCTTCTTGGCAGCATCACCGACACGGATGATTGGATCTGTCATCATTTCCTCTGTTGTTTGATACACCTGCCCAGTTTTGCACAGACCTTCGGTGCTGGACACGTTGGACAGGGTTTGAATTTCATCGGGTTGGGCATGGGTTCCTTAGTCGAGTAAAGATTCAGTGGTGTCGCTCATTTCCATCTCAGTGCTGAGTAATCCTGCACTGATCAACGGCAGCGCAAACATCAGTTCTGGGAACTTTTTAAACAGTGCCTTGCGTTCTTCTTCAGATCCGTATTCCAGAATCTTTCGTATTCCTGCCTTCTTCAGTAAGGGTTTTACTTTCTTACTGACATCCTTGGGAATGATTGCCCCCTCAAACTCTGAGAGTTCAACTCCTCTCTTTGGTTTGATCTCAAAGTATTCAGTGGGCATGTCCCGCAATTTTGAACGTAATGCTCGTCCTTCTGTTGCCAACTCTTCTGGAATATCATAATTAAACCAGTCCTTGGATGATCTGCCCATTACCAAGTCAGAGGTCAACTCATCAGTTGTACTAAAGTAATTGTCTCGGTAATTTGGGATGTTCCGCACATAGTCACTTACTTTGTTGACAAAGGAATTGTACTCTTGCTCAACGGCCTCCTTGGATTTGATAAACTCCTCATTAGACAAAATCTTGTCTCTGGAACCTTTGACATCCGAAAGACTTGAGAATCTTGGGGTTACTCTTGCTCGTAGTGCCCCCATACTTCCAGAAAGGTCAACCCCTGTTGCACCTCTCTCCTTCTCCAGTGACCTCATCTCTTTGACAATATTGTCGAGAGTGGCAGGTGCATATCTTCGATTGCCTGAGTAGGTGTACCCTTTAAAAATCCTTTCGGTATAATCTGCTCCGTCTTTCAAAAACTTGTTCTTCTGTCGGTTCAACCATTTGTCGTAATCTGTGACCTTTGCAGATCCATCGAAATTAAAAGACTCTTCGTAGGGGTGCAGTTCTCGATAACGTTTGAAAACTTCACTTTCGTATGCTCTTTTCCCATCGTACCCCTCTGGAAATGCAGATCTCTTCACCCCTTTCTTCTTAGTCTTCAAATATGCGTTCTGCATCGCAGGATCTGAAATAGACCTACCACTGAACAAGTCCCTCGCAATTTCAGTTGCATGGTCTGGGTTCAAGTCTTCCCCTACCATCTTCCGCACTAAGTCCAAGGTCTCAGATGTGGGCATCACCTCAACACTTGGAGACCTGACCGTGTAGGCATCTGCAGAGTACACCGGATTCTTTGCACTAGGTTTTGCCATCTCAGGACTTGCCAACAAACTGATGTCTCCAAAATTAGTCAGTGGGTTCTCTGCCTTACTGACTGCAATGGAAGGCATTGGCAAACCACCCATTCGATCAATTCTGTCTAGTGCCTCTGTGCGTACATTGTGCTGCACAATCATTGGGTCATCAGGAGGACTGATTGCTCTCTGCACTTTGGGCAGTACCTTCTTCACCGACCCAATTGCAGCAGTGGGCAAACCCTGGGCAGCCATCCCTACATCATCTAGCAGTCCCTGGTACTTGGGGTCTTCCAGCAAGTTTGCCAGTCTGTCCCGTGGTGTGGCAAACGGTGCTACGGGGTAGTCCTCTTCGTACAGCAGAGACTTTGCTGCAGGTTGCAGAGGACTGAACATCGTGATCGCATCAATGAAGTTGCGGAACCTTTTCCCGTAGTCCTCATTTGTCTGGATCGTGCTGCCCCGTGAACCGTACCGTCGAGGTCTCATACTGGCATCTGTCCTGGTGGAGTTTGCTCATACAACTGCTGTTGTCGCACCTGGTCCACTCGTTCCAGTTCTCGGTTTCGGGTCAGGGCATCCAGCAGTGGGCTTGCATCAATCGGTTGCTGGTACTTGAAGGAGAGTTCCTTCAACTTGAGGAAGAGTTCCGCTTCCATCTCGTCTCGTTTGCGATCATCCTCTCGTTTCATATCCTCGGCACGTTGAGCAACCTCGATCCTCTTGCGCTCAATCTCTGCCTGAGCAAGCATCTCCTCTGGTGAGGGTTTTGGTTCTTCGTTCTGTTGTGCCATCACCTGCTGCATCTGTTGCTGTAGCAAGGCTTGCATCTGCTGTGGTGGTCGCAAGTAACTACCTGCCTCGGCACCCAGACCCTGGTCTGCAAAGAGACGTTGCAGTGTCTGGTAGTACTGCTCTGGTCCAACGATTGGATTCATGGGTCCGTACTGCTGGATCAGCATCTCCTGCTTGGCAAGTAGTCCCAGCAGTGCCTGTCTGCGTTCCTCTTCAGATCCTCGTCCCAGCGGGAGAGTGATCAGCACATCGTAGTCACTGAAAGTTGCAGGATCGACAGGTACAAACTCACCCCGCAGTCGCATGACTGTCGGTTGGTCCATATGGAGAAGTGTGAGCTGCAGCAATCGTTTGTACAACGGTTTGAAACCGGATTCGGCAATGTTCCGTGCGATCAGTTCCAGACGAGCCTGAGCTGCCTTCTGACTGGCAGAGACTGCAATGGCAGTCGTGCTCTGCAGGTGCTCGGCATCAAGACCTTGGGATGCCTTACTAATTCCTGTGCGGGTTTCCTTGACTTGATCCAGGTACTGCAAGAGTGGGAAGGCAGCAGCACCGACGAAAGGCATTTCCAGCATTTGGATTGCGCCTGCCTGTCGCATTGGAATCAATGCTCCGACCTCATCATTGGCGAGGTCCTCCCAGTCCACAGCAGATTCCAGATAGGAGATCCGTGGCCTGGTGGACAGAGAGAGACTGTCGAGCATGTTCCGCATCACGGCACTCTTGATCCTCTGGATGTCTGCCAACTCATCGTACAGACTCATCCCTCTCCAGGTGTGCTGTAAGGGGTCTTTGCGGATCAGGAGGAAGGGGTGAGAATCGACAGGTTCGTTCATCAAAATTTCATGGGCTTGCCCAATTGTGCAGATTCTGCGGAGTTCGGGCACTCCATCTCCATCGGCATCGACACGCACAAAAGATTCAACGTACTGGACTAATCGATTGCTAGGGTCACTGTCGGTGTCGTCCTCTTCCCGCCAGTTCGGGTGTCTCAGATTCCATTCTTCGTTTGATCTAAAATCATCCTCGTATCCCTTGAACTCGATCACCTGCTCATACGGATATCCCAACTCCACGAGGTCTCCGACCCGCAGCAACTGTCTGTGCGCCACAATCTTGGCATCATCCAGACTGGTTGCCGTTCTATTGATCAAAAATTCTTCTGGTGGAAGACACTCCAAACGAATCTTGCCCTTTGGAATCCGTCTGGTCAGCACCACATTGTATAGACCAGGAGTGTCCTCCAGCTCTTCTGATTGCGTGACTTCATATCCTTCCTGCACAAACAAACCGATCTGCAGCTCATTCAATCCCTGCAGTTCTCGTGTTTGGATGTCGTACTGGGTTTCATGCCAGCATTTGATGATTCCTTCCCCCTTGATCAGACAATCTTTGATGGCATCTGCAAAGACCGAGTACGCATTGGATTGTTCCAGATACCAGCTCACCAGTTCCGTGGCTTGTGCGGCACCTGCGACATCTTCTGGACCCCGTGGGATAAACTCGCAACTCTTGTCATGACTGAAGAAGACCCGCATCAAAGAGGGGAGCATCGAGTGCACGGCATCATGGACTTCACGACTGACGACCTGACTTCTGCCATCCTCTTCGGCAGGGGAGTCTCCACTGTCAGAGAAGGGAGCACCGAGATAATATCTAAACGCAGAGGCACGGACGGGACTGACCTCGTCATCAATATGGTCCACGGAGTCTTGGATCGTGCCAGCAATCCAGGCTTTCAGATCTTCTGCAGTCATTGCTTGAGGGGATTCAGCCATAGAGTAGGCTCATGTTCATTGTGTTCATTCCTAGCAAGTCAGGATCATCTGGGTTGTAGGTTCCACGGTTGTGGATGGATTTTACTTTGCGAGGATCAAAGACTCCTCGGGTGTCCTCTCCATGTTCGGTCATCCTGATCCCATCAAACCCAAGAATCTCATACAACTTCCAAAGTGCGTCTTTCCCAGCATCCCCAAAGGTGAGTTCTGGGTAGTTCCAGAAGTGGAATCGTGGATAATTGGGGGCATATTCATACCCTTGATTTGCTGCAGAATCTGCCAGAGTTTTTTCTAGATTTGCAATCTGCTCTTCTTCTTCAGTGGTGAACTCTCGACCTCTTTCTATGGATTGTTCTAACAGTTCAGTCACATAATCTTGAATGCTTGTTGTTTTTGGAATTCGGTCTGCGTCAAACATGGACTGACCCTTCATGTAAATGGGCACCATGTTTGCCGCACCACCTGCAAAATTCTGAGATAGAAATGAAAATTCAGAAGGCAACTCCTTGCCTCGACTTCCCCAGATCATTTGGCTCCCCTCAAATGCAGGGAAGTCTGTATTTGTTCCGTGATACATCACCAGAGGATTCCCTTCCTCATCGACCATTCCACTGTCTCCAAACCAGTTGCGGAAGTTCCTCTCCCGCACCAGAGGTTCTGTGACTACCAATCTCCCCTGATCGTCGAGGTATCCCTCGTCCAGTCCAGTCTCTGCAGGGTTCAGCAGTTCTCCGAGCAACCCTCCTCCCTTGCGGAAGATCGTTCGGGCAATGGATTCCAGAAAGTCGGATTCGTCCAAGTCTGTCGGTTCATCCAGCAACCCTTGCTGTTGTTCTAACTTGCGCCTCACTTCTTCTTTGCCGTTTTTGCGGATTCTTTGAATGCCTTTGCCGTTGGTGCGCCTGCAGATCCAGGTTTTCGCATTCTCTCCACCTTCACGTTCTTGCCTGCCTTCTTTGCGGCCTTCTGTGCGGCAATCCTTTTTTTCTTCTTGTGAATGTTTGCGTAGAGTCCTGGTTTCATCTCACCATTTTGTTTTGTGGGACCAGTATTTTGCTGAGAGTTTGGAGGTCGGTTTGCCCTGGGCATTGTGACGGGCATAGTAGGATGCTCGACGGGCCTTCTCCGACTTGGTCTTGGGATTGGACCCTGCACCCTGGACACCCTGCTGTCCAAAGCGGATCAAGCGGACGGTGTCTCCTTCCTTGGCAAGCACCGCATGGGATTTCTTCGGATGGGAGGGGGTTCGCTTGGCCTTGTTGTAGCCAGCAAACCGTTCGTTTCGGTAAGTAATTGCCATCTGTCTCAAGATAATTCGGATTACTCAGGTTACCGAAAACTGCAGCAAGGTTTTGCAGGAGATGCAAGTTAAATCTGGATTAGTCGAAATGCCGGATGATCTCGTAGGCTACCTGCGGAACGATTGCGTTGCCTAGCGCCTTCAAGCGCTGTGTGCGGTTCTTTGCGCCAACCGTCACCCTAGGGACTCCGTCTTCCCAGGATCCGTCTCCCCATCGTCTAGGGAAGTCCAACCCTGTGGGTATCCCATCAAGGCTTCCACCCAGTCTGGGTTCAGTGATCCCTGTCCCGTGTTCCGCACCTCTGGATGATTGCCCAGCATCCTCTGCATCTTGCCATTCGGAGTCCCTGCTGCATCCTCGTTCGCTGTTGGAGTGGGCCACATCTGGACCTGCCCAGGAAATTTCAGAACGGGTTTGGTCTTGTCTCCCCTGCTGTACGCATACCTGCTGTCCTTGGCATCGTTTGCTGTCGGAGTTCCCCACATTCCTGGCAATGACCCAGCATCTTTGGCGGATGTGGATGGCATTTTTGGCACAAGCTGGAAGTATAACCGTTGCCGTGGCGTAGTCTTGGGCTTCCAGGTCAGCCAGCACCTCGTCGAGTGCCATGTTGATGATGCCAGCAACGTTTTCAGCAAGGACCCAACGGGGTTGCGCTTCGACAATAACTCTGAGCATTTCCGGCCAGAGGTAACGGTCATCTTCCTTGCCTCTTTGCTTCCCGGCAACTGAGAACGGAGGACAGGGGAAACCACCTGTGATGAGGTCAACTCCTCGGAAGGGGGTTGCGTCAAAGTCGTGGATGTCTCCAAAGATGGGTACACCTGGGAACTGTTTCCCCAGAATTCTTCTTGGATAATCTTCATATTCTACAAATCCTACTGTAGTGAAACCTGCCCAGTTTGCAGCAAGCGCAAAACCTCCAATCCCACTGAAGAGATCGAGATGGGTTCTCACTCCTCATCCTCCTTGATCCTGCTCGGAGTGGGACCCATCTGATTCTGGTACTTCCCTCGGTACGGTCTCTTGGACTGTCCATGTAGATTGTGGAGGACAAGCTGGCAGATCCGCATCATTGGTTTCAGCAGTACCGGAGCATTGCTCTGATTCACCAGTTCCAGGGTGATCTGTCCGGTGAATCCAGCATCAATAAATCCGGCATTCTGCACCTGGATCCCCAGACGCCCGACACTGGACCTGCCATGCACGACCCCGCACATATGGTCTGGCACTTTGATGATCTCATTCGTGCTTGCCAGCACAAACTTGCCTGGGTAGAGCACAAAGGTCTCAACGGGTGCCAACTTGTGGGGGTAGTCTTCCGTAATTGTGAGGTAGGGACGATCTTCCGGCAAGTGTGGCACCAGGTAGTCCTCGGCAAGAGTCAGATCCACTGAACAGGGTCCCAAATGGACATCACTGGGGATGTAGCCACTGTGAATCAATTCCATCAGTTTTTCGTCAGAGAGGACCATTCAATTGCTCCTTATATATATATGGTATGAATTACTGGGGGATTTAGTTGGAATTTGGTTGGAAAAAGTTGGAACCTCAAACCACTCCTCCTACATTCCTCCTCCTCCCTCTCTTCTTCCTCCGATATTGCCCTGATGCGCCTGCTGCACTTGATGCGAATGTGAGGACCAACGAGTCTGCAAAGTCTGTCGATCTGCCCAGACGTTTCTTGGTCTCTGCCTTACTCTCCACCAGCATCTTGCCACTGCTGTTGAACGAGTACCGTGGGGCCGTTAGGTCTGCGATGAGACTGTCATCATTTGGGATCTGCACTTCTTCCGTGAACCATTGCTTTGTCAGGTCCCATAACTCTGCTCTGAGGTTCGCATACCTGTCTGCCATTGCAGGGGATTCACTCACATTCACCCCTCTGGCACTGATGTCCAACTCCCGCAGTCGGTCCAGCACGCCTGCCCCCAAGCCGATACTGTCCACCAGGATTTCCTCTGGAGGTTCGTCTGCACTGTGCAGGAGATCCAGCACCCGTCCAGCCAGTTCCATCAAGGACAACTTCTTCCAGCTGTGCAGTTCGATGAGGTGACGACCCTGACGGATACAGAGCACACTGGCATCATCTCCGTATCGTGCGACATCCAGTCCCCAGACGACAGGGGTTCCTTCCGGTTGCTCGACTTTGCGCTTGCTGGCCTGCTCCACGGCATGGAGACTGATCAGAGTGTCGTCCTCGGCAAGAGGGAATTCTCCCAGCACTCGCACTCGGAATGCGTTCGATTCCTCTCCGTACTTGATCTTCAGTTCCTCAATGAAATCCTCACTGACCAAGTCACTGTCCAGACAGGATACCCTCCTGGTCCACCATCGATCCCTCAGTCGTGTATGCGTCTCATAAAAATACCCACTGTTGCGGGTGCCGTTGCCGATCAGTAGGACCGAGGCATTGTGAGAGGACATCGAGGAGTATGCACTGACATAGACCTGCTCTGGGATTGCACTCGCCTCATCGAAAATCAATAGAACATTCTCTGCGTGAACCCCTGCCATTGCCTCTGGGGATTCTGCACGACTGGTCCTGGCACTGATGAATGCCTCGGTGGGACTGCTTGCCAACTCAATCCTGTCCGACTTCATCTCCAATAAAGATTTGATGGGGTTCGGCAACTCCTTGATCCATCTTTTCACTTCTGCGAACAAGGCATCGTACAACTGGGAGGCAGACGGTGCTGTGCAGACGATCTTGACGGGGTAGCGGGTGAGCAAGTACCAGATCATGAGCCAACTGGCACAGGAACTCTTGCCACATCCATGACCAGAGACCACTGAGAGCAACGATCGTTTGTCTCTCCCTACCTTCTGCAAAACCTCCCTCTGCCAGTCCTGGGGAGTCACGCCCAGCAGGTCTTCGACAAACAGGTCTGGGTGCCGTTCGTAGGTCAGGATGAGTTCACTGAGCTGCATTATTGGTCCTTCAGATCGTCAATGATGATGGCACCTTCCTCTCCCCAGATTTTCTCTGCACTGATCTTCCAGATCGAGGAGTCTTCTTCTCGCAGACAGTCGAAACTCTTGATGAAGTTGTCGAGGTCTGGACGTTGTCGGTGGGGGGTGCTCACCATCTGCAGGCGTTTGCGTTTGGACCAGGACCTCGGCATCGGCACGATGAACCTCACATGGAAGGCATCTGGGAGTTCCCAACCCTCGGATTGAGAGCGCATTGCATCGGCAAATGCTCGGTATGCCAGCACCGAGGGTCTGGTTCTCCATTTGTCGGATCTTGTCATCCTCGGTTTGGCAACTGGGGAAATTTTGAAAATTTTTAGCATGGGGGTGCCGTTCTAGGTTCTAAGGGGTACGGGGGGAGGTAGAGGGGTGCGCCCACGCACCCGCTAAAGGAAATCGACCACCCCTGGGGGGGGTCTGCGAAAATTGAGCTCTGGCCCCAGATGTTGCCCTTTTTGTTGCCCTTTCCGGTCATATCCTTCCCGATTCCAGTGTTTCTGCGGTTTGTCGGTTCCCACCCTCGCCACCAACTGATCATTTCTATAAGTTCGATAATGTTATCTTAACGAACATATAGCCCAAAATAACGCCTAAAGTTGTAGGAGGATCACGCGCACGTTAACCCTCATCGCCCTCTGTTTTTCCTTGATCTTGCAGCTTCTTTTGCTCTTCAATGCGTTTCTGTGCTTTTGCTTTCAGTGCAGCAAGATGTTTGGTTTGCTCATCATTGACGGTAATCTCGGTAGCACGACGATCCCCAAAGATGTCTGGAGTCAAGCGACTTGCCATCCATTGACTGGCCTTGATGGCAACATCGGCAGTCTTGGCGTCAATCCGTTTGTTCAGCATGTCGGTCACATATTGCTCAGTCTGCATGGCATGTAGCACACCTCTCGCTTGTAGTGCTTCACGGTATGGTTCTTTGTTCTCCGGTTTGTTCATCCACTTCCAGAGAGCAACAGCAGAGACTCCTCGTTCTGTAGCAAGTTCTAGCAAGGTCTCCCCATTACCCAGACGATCACAGAGTTCCTCGATCTCATAAAATGGTTGTGCTTTTCTGCCTGGGTCTTTTCGTGCTGGCATCATCATCACTGGGAAAGAGTTTGAAATAATCAGGATGGTTTGGATGGAAGACCTTCATCGGCAGGAGCATTCTCCCCTGTCGATCTTTTCGTCGTGCCCAGGTAGCACACTTGAACTTCCCACAGAAATCATTTTCTGAGACGACCTCACCTTTCGGCCTGGTTCTTCGGCAGAGGTTGTAGTGTTCCGTCGCATAAAAATGACAGCAGTTCTTACAGATCCCTGGAATGTGTTGGACCTGTGCGTGTTGAACTTTTGCAAAATCCCAGTTTGTATTCATTTGTGTCTCATTTTTCATAAATCAATATAGATAATCAATATAATCCAAATTACTGGCATTTTTTTAACTGACCCATACCAGACCAGCAGCATCACCTGTTAATCGCCATGACAACGATTCTGAGCACTCTGAGAGGCAAGTCTATACTTTCCAGAACCTCCCTTATACCCAACCACTTCATGCTGAACCTTCTGCGACCCGATCTGTGGAGCCAGCAGTTGATCCACCTGTGGACTGAACCCTGTGTGATTGCTCCAGATCCTCTGCCCACTGGTCAACCGCAGTTCCAGGTAGTCCATGTTCATCTTGACCAACCCCAACCCTTCCGGCAGCAGGGACATCATGTCCTGCAGTTTCTTCTCCTGCAGTGCATTGTTCCAGTCCAGCAGTGGTGAGAAGTGGAAGAAGGCATTCGGATGTCTGGGCTTGCTCAACAGTCCTGGCAATGGGAATGCGGTGTTGTTGTAGCTGCACATCTGGTCAAAGGATTCCTTCAGCCATTCGATGTTTAGTTTATTAAACGGTTTAACCTCAATTCCGAAAAGATAACCATTCATTTCGTGATACAACAACACATCACATCGAACATCCTTATAACTTCCACGATAATCACACTTTCCATTCACTTCCGTAAAACATTCAAAGTATTTTCCAAATTGTTTTACCACATTCTCAACGATCAAATCATGTTGAGTAATCGTGCCCTTGGGACTGGACAACTCATGTTCTGCAGCATTGAAGAGTAACTCAGCCATACGTCCTTCCTGGTCGTAAAAATGTTTTCCGACTCAACCCCTCGGCAATCGTCTTTGGGTCATGGTCGTAAAGAGCCGTACTGTACGAGGGTAATACCCTCGTACTTGTACGACTCGTTTTTACGACCGACTGACCGGTCGTAATTTGTCGTAATTTACGACTTTTTACGACTCTATACGACCGACCGATCTGCCTCATCATTTGACCTTGAACAGATATTTTTTCTCAACCATCACAACAGAATGAAAGTATTCATAGGACCCTGATCTATTGGTTTGAATTTCATACGTCATGTTTTTAGTCAGGCCATATTTCTTGTCCTGACATAACTGGCTCCAATTTCCCAAACTAACCTTTACATCATCAGGCGAATAACCCGAATCTAATAGATTTTTTGCCTGCTGTTCCCAGAGTTCTAAAAACGCTTGATGTGCTTTCTTTTCCACATCCTTCGTCTTCTTCGGCTTGATCGTAACCTCTTCTTCCGCTGGGCCATCGGCAGGAACAATGACAGCAGAGGTGACCGGAGTGACCCCATCATCCTGCACCAGCAGATGCCCATCGGGACGACGAATCTGTACAGACATCAGCTCATAGAACTGATGTGCTGGCATCTCTGCGTCCTTCATCTTCAGGCATTTCAAGGTCATCTGCCCGCTTTCAGACTTCTCGATCAAATAGGAGCAATCCACGGCACCATGCAGGACAGTCGAACCTCGACCTCCCTTGTCCTTGTCTTTGCCCGTATGATGAATCACCAGGATCGTACACTGGAACTTCTTACGGATCAGATCCATATACGAAACAAAGGTATTCATCGACTGGGTGTCATTTTCGTTATTTGCACCAAAGTGTCTCGCCAATGTATCCACCACGATCATCGAGGGAACTCCGTCCTTCTCCACGACCTCACACATCAATGTGTAGAGTTTATTGACGGAATCAAGGTTGGTCAGATCCCATCCACCTGAGAGCACACGGAAGGCATTGCCAGGATTCTTGCCGTAACGTTCCTTCCAGGCCATCATCCTGCGTTTCATTCCAGCCTTGCCTTCACCCGCAAAGTAATAGACAGGTCCCTGCTTGACAGGTCGGTCCTGCCAATTCACTCCAGACGCAACCGAGAGACCCCAACTGAGAGCAAAGAAGGACTTCCCAACCCCAGGATCACCGATCAGAGTCACAAAACTATCGGTTTCCATCATGTCCTTTACTAAAAACTCCGGTGCTTTCATCTCTGCGACAAAGTCATCAAAGGAAAGCAGGGGATTGGGTTTTGTTTCCGGTTCCGGTGAACCAGTATCCTGAGTCGATTGCTCAGACTTGGAGTGCAGCTCAACACGGGACACAGAGTTCGATGCTGGGCGTTTGAATTCCCATCCAGATTCCTTTGCCAGATGAGTGATCGTGGCTCCAGAAATCTGTCGAGGGTCCAACCCATCCCATCGACGCAGCAATTCAGCATCCCCAGGATACTTTGCAGACTGTGAAGACCAGATGGCCCAGAGTCGGTAGCCATCCATTCCATGCTCGGCCTTCAGCGCCAGCCCGACCCGTATCCAGGTATCGTAGTCATCAAAACCCCCAATGTGCTGCAGTTGTTCCTCAGTACGATGCAGGTCTGGCAGCAGGTCGTGCTCCTCCTGAATCTTGTAGGTCCCTGCATTGAAGAGGGTGTCCTCTTCTCTCAGGTTCTCAGCTCGATCCTCTGGCAACAGGAACGGCAAGGAGTCAGGATTGTAATAGGCATCAGGGTCATAAGAAGCAAAACAGAGACGGGAGATGCTGCGTACAACATCATCAAATTCGGAAGGATCACATCCGAGCAGTTTCTGGATATAGTCCTTGAAAGCAAAATAGACTTCGTTGTGTCGTTCAGGACCATACTGGTGATGACAGGACAACTTGACCCCTCGCCAGGACGGAGACTTGAAATGCACATGGACATAGGGATCTGCAGACAGTTTCTTCTGATAGGCCAGCACTCTCTCCAGATCCAATTTATCCATGTCCAGATGAACCTGGTTGGAATACTCAGACAGATGCTGGTTGGTTCGTCCTCCCAGCATCAAGACCTGCCCTGTCTTCTTGTCCTGGGTCGCTACCTTTTTCTTGAACTGCCCATGAATGCAGATGGCAGGTAGGTTTTTTTTCTTGTCCCCATAAATTTTCGACTTCAGCCCATGCTCGGCAATAATCTGATGCAGAACCGTGATGGCAGATTTCAGGGATTCTGAGCGGACATACTCAATAAATTGAGGCATGTCCACCACCAGATCACTGATGTCGTGATAGGCATTGTTGAAGTAGGAAACCTTAATAGGGAACGTCATCGTCAATTCTTTTGCTCTGACCTCCGACACGATTCAGGATGTCATCCGTGCTGGGAAGAGTGACCTTGGGAGATGCAGGAGAATCTACAGAAAAGTGCCCGATCCCTTCCACCTTCATTGCATTGTCCACAGCATCAGGCACTGGAGCCAGTTTGTCCTTTTCCTTCGCATACTGGGTGATCTGCAGGGAGGGACGTTGTTCTCCCGTGGTCTTGTCAGGGTAGGTCTGAGGAACCCCCTTCTTCAATTCCTGCCGAATGGCGACATAAAAACTCTTTCCCTTCAGAGGGTCCCAGGACTTGATGTCTCTCGTCAGTTTAATTGATGGATTGTCAGTGTAGTCACAGATGCGCTTGAGAGCGTTGTGTCCAATACGTTCCGCATCATCATTGCTGTGCTTGACCCAAACCTTGTCCGTGAAGACCCCACCATCTGCAGACAGCAGAAAATGAAATTGTTCTCCTCCTCCGACAGCATTGAGTTCAATGTCCATGATCTGCACATGATGATTGCCAATCGGCAGGACTGGACCTCGAGACTCTTGGATCTGGTGCGACCCTGCATCAAATAATAGTTCAGCCATACAGTCTCTCTCGTAGTGTGTCGTAGTTTACTGGTTGAATGCCTTCCCCCTGATACCCAAATCGGTTCTTAGCCACATACTGCCCATCTTCCTGAACAATCAGCACCCGATCGCCATCATGCTTGCTGGTCTCTTTGCCGTTCTTTTTGCTGACATAGGTGTCATAGGTCAAAAACCCAATCAGTTCCGCCCATTCGACAAACTTTGCGGCAGCACGTTTCTGCAACTTGATGTCATGTCGATGGAATTCATTGAAGTCCTTGTCATTGACAATCTTGGTCGTTGTATGTGCCAGCAGCACAATATTCATATCCTTCTTTCGATGCAGGAAGTTCAGCGCATTCAGGAACTTCTCCCATTCTTCATCAGCTTCCAGGTATGCCTTGCCATACCCCAGAGACTCCATGCTCAAGATCCCCAATCGTTTGCAGGTGGCTTCCCAGATTTTGGGCTCTAACCAGTCTAGTGTATCGACACACAGGGTCTGGTAATCGTGCTCTTCTCGTCCAAGAGTCCGCAGGAAATTCATCACACTGGTTGCGGCCTTATCCACTTGGTTGCGTTCGTCATAGACTTCCAGTGGTGCATTCCTCAGATCAAGTCTCGCCATGTCATAACGTTCTGTACTGCCCTCCAGGTCTGCAGCAACCACCTTCGGGAAGGTGTTGGCAAACCAAGTCTTGCCGACTCCAGGCGGTCCATGAATTAGGACCTTCCATGCCTGGTCAATGCGGCCCATCGTGATCAAATCTAACATTTCGTACCTTTGTTGATTGTGATTCCAGACCTTGCCATCCTTGAGGTGCGGAATCGTGTAATCGTTTTTCCGTGGACTCCACCAGAGCCATCCCCGTTCAGGAGACCACATGGATTGAATTCTCATGATTCACCAAAACAGAAGAAAACAGAGACCAGCACCTTGAGCCTAAGTCGGAAGTAAGCCGCATCAGTTTGGACTGCAGAACCTCAAAGAAACCCGTCTGTCTTGAGCCTCACAGATTTCCTGCGCACGACAGCACAATGCTGGAGAGATATATAGCGTGATTTCATCTCTCGATTCCGAGTCCTTAACTGGCCTCTACCAGTCGCACG